TAAGCGATAAGCGATAAGCGATAAGCGATAAGCGATAAGCGATAAGCGATACAAAAAACAAAATAAAAAAATTGAAATGCATTTTTCTTTGATAAATAAAAGTACATTCCCCAAAACGACAACAACGTCTTTTACTCTTTTAAAAACTACAAAACCTACATCTACAACAATGAATACCAACAGCAATACCGGCAGCAATACCGAAGTTATCTTCCCGACGCTTCCCTCAGAAGGGACTGTTGTCTTCAATCCATTCTCATCTACTTCGGTGGATTTTGAGAAGATGGTAGAAGAACACGAACCCGTATTTGGTGTGCTGAACTTGTTAGTGAAAGCATTCCCTCTTACGACCAAGCCTCTTAGCGTCAGCCTGATGATAGACAATTCCGCATCTATGGAAGCCAAGTGTGCCGATGGCTTGTTTCAGCAGGATCACGTGAATTTCACTGCTGACAAGGTTTTGAGATACTTGCGCAACCATGACATAGACGCGGACGTCTCAGTGAGTTCGTTTGATAACAACGTCGTTTCTGTCGTTGAACCGCAGCCTCTGACCCAAGATAACATAGAAACGATATCTAGAAAAATAAAATGCATTACTCCAAACGGCGCAACTAATATTTGCGCCGTCCTAGAACAGGAAGCCAAATGGACGCAACCATACAGCACACAACGAAAGCGCATCATGTTCTTATTTACAGACGGAGTCCCTACATGTGGTTACACAACTACCACTTCAGAACTTATTCGCAAATCCCAGAGGATACATCCAAACACGACTATCGTCACCATAGGCTGTGGGACATCCCATTGCTCTGAGCTACTCAAGGGAATCGCGGACCGAAAACGTGGCATATACAAGTTCATCGGCAACATAGAGGAGGTTTCATTCGCCTGTGGTGAAATCCTAGACACACTCCTGAATGATGTCGCAGAAGACTGTGAAATAGAGGCTACTAACGGCGACATATGGGACTGGAAAAAGAACAATTGGGTCTCTAAAATACAAGTGAGAAACCTCGTTGGTGAGTGCAACAAAACGTACCACGTCAGAACGACCACTCCATCCACGTTTGTCACGACCTTCTCTGGCGTCTCGGTAGAAACAAGCGCGTCATTTCAGTGCGTGATAGACGAAATTCACGAGAACGCCGATGTACGAAAACACAAGTTCAGACAAGAAACCCTAGTTCTCTTGCACGAGACGAACGAAAGATGCAAGCACGGAGAGATAAACATGAACCATGGAAGGTTAGAAGAACTCAAAGTCCGACTGACAGAATTCGTGACAAAGATGAAAGCGTTTATGGACGAAAATGACCTTAGGGAAGACCTCTTTATGAAAATGCTATGTGACGACATCTTCGTGTGTTACAATGCTATTGGGACGCCACTTGGCCACATGTATATATCGTCTAGACAAACTTCGCAGGCGACTCAGGGAATCCATACCAACATGTGTTCTGTTGCTCCTCCACCAAGAGGTTATAACTACAATGGGCTTGGGTCGTTTCCTCTATGTTCTAGACAGGTGACACAATCAATCAACATGATGCAAAATAATTGCCCTGTTGTATCGGCGGCCGACTTTGGCTTTGACATTGACGAAGAAGACGACAACGATGACGCCCCTAAAATGTCTAGAAATCCTTCTTGTGTGAGAAACACCTCCATGTCGGTAGCAAACCGAGGTTGGTCTTACGGTACTCCGCTACAGGATTCCGTCTTTGGTCAAACCCATGCACCTGCACAAATATACCAGAACAGGAACAACAATGTTTCACATGGCGGTTCAACCTATATAAGCGTAGGTGGTCCGAAGAAAATCCCGAGAAGTGGTGCGACTGGCGCTCCTTTATCGGACGCGGATTTGTTCGCCGAACTAGACGGCAGTAGCTTGGATTTGTTCGTGAGCAACGGACATCAATCGCTCGGACACGAAGATTCTAAAGACCAAGACCAAGACCAAGACACTGGGTTACCGCAAGTGATGGCCAGACACGTCTCTATGCCGAGTTACATTAGTCCTTATTCCAATGTCAAGACGATGAGCGTGATCAGAGAGGTTAGTCACGAGTCTTGCATAGACTCTTCAGAAGAGAAATAGATAGATGGATACCTAAATAAATACATAGAAACCTAGACACCTACTATAAAAAATACTTTGTAAAAACCTATAAAAATTATTCACTCTCTCTTTTTTTGTTATGAATTCGTAAAACAATTAAACTTCGTCATCCATTGGGAGATTTTCCACAACCTATTTGTTATAATTATATTCCCCTCTTTCAGCAAATGGAACATATAATGCGGGGTCATTTTTAATAAATCGCAATTCCGATTTTATGGTTTGTGTTCCATCACCATTGTTAATTGGTAATTTTTTCACGGAAAGGTAAGTACATAATTTTCCTAATACAAGCTTGTTAATCAGTGTATAAATATCATTTCGTTTATCAATCTCAACCTCACGGATTTCATCCTCATCCCTAATTAATTTTATAAAGTCCATAATAATCTGCGTGGCTGCAAGTTTATTGAGATTTATGTAAGCTTCTGTGATTCCAATAGATTTCAATACTTCATCAAAATCGTGACGAATCACAAACCACATTTCTGATTTTTCGTAATCCATCAGGTCAGGTGTTAATATCACACCGGCGACACACGCAAGTATGCATACATATTGAATTATGCGTGAATCTATTGTGTAAATTTCCCTATCTCCTCCTGTGTAATTTTTGTAAGGTTCCCCGTGCAATCTCGGGTGTTCAGGAGTTAATTTATGTTCCACTTCTTCCACGTATGTCTTTGCAAGATCAAAAATGTTTAATGGTGAAGTCATTGGTTTAGAGATTAAATATAAAGTATCAAATATGGTACCAATATTGATAACATTTACATCGATTGTCGTTTGAAGTTGTGAATTTGTTATTACGTCAAAATTATGTGGGGTGATGACATTCTGGTCGTCTTTAAACTCATTGCGTATGAAAAATGCAAAGTAAATGTTTTCCGTAGTGGTTGGAATTGCCCATATTCCACCCGTTGTTCTTGACATCCCTTGTTCATGACTTTCGCCAAGTCGGTTTCGTAATAATTCAGCCACAGACGTTCTAAATTTTTTAACAATTCCAATAAAATCGTTAAACGTGAAAACACTCGGTGGTGAGGTTAAACACAAAAATTCAGCCATATTTGGCGCATACTGACATTCTGTTTTTTCGTTATCGCTTGCATCACTTGCGACTATTGCACAACTTTCATCAACTGCACAATTTGAGTCACCGTCTATTTCATCCATTGCAATACCTTTTCCAACCATCATTTCTCTAAATTTATCACATTCTTTTTTAGTGTATATATCTCTATCTGTATCAGACATATCTCCAGATATACTAATTTTTAACGTTATTTGAACACCACCTTCTGTTATATATATTATATCATTTTGCAGCGTGTATTCTACGTATCCTATGTCTTTCGTTTTAAGTAATTTGCTGAATTTTTTTGTACCGTCATCAAACAAAAATCCCAGAATATTATTAAATTCCAATTCAAACCCTAGTTTTCCTTTCAATGAAAGGCCTGTGGGAAAGTAATTATCTTCAACAAATTTCCTTTTTTCACTTGCGACTTCTCCCAATTCATCACCTTCTAATTCCTCGTTTGTATAAAAGTATTCCCACAATCCTCCGCCTTTTGACGGTTTTATGCGTTTTTGTTTCCTTTTGGTTCGTTTCCTTTTGGTTCGTTTCCTTTTGGTTCGTTTCCTTTTGGTTTTATTTCGTCGTTTCATTTCATCGTTTAGTTTCATTCGTTTTCGCGTTTTCATATTATAATATACCGTAATTTAAAAATTGGTTCTGTCTGTGTTATTGTACTCTACAAAACCTATAAAAAATACTTTGTAAAAACCTATAAAAAATTATTCACTCTCTCTTTTTTTGTTAATGACCACTTCGCGCATGATATTCCTGATAATTTTGTCAATATTGTTTTCCACTTGTGAATAATCTTGACCACCAGTGCTCTCGCAAATCATTTGCAAATATTTGGCATTTTCCTTGTTACTGCTCACGACGCAATTAGGGTGCGCTTTAATCCATACAGGAATCTGTACAATGTTCTTGTGTTCCACGCACCTTATTGCCTGTTTGATGCGGGTTTTTTCTTCATTGTCTTTTTCCCAAACATTATCTTCCTTAATATAAATAACTTCTCGTTTAAAATCACTACAATGAATTGGTCGTTTGTGCGCGTCTAGTTCTTTAAGTCCATTCACGAAGATGCGCGAAACCCCGTCTGAATATCCAATGCGACCGATTTCTTCCATATCAAAGAGTTCAATCTTCATCAACTTGACAAAGTCCATCATGTTCAGCGCCTCTTTACAGGTTTCATTTAAAAAAACTTGCAAGTTAAAATGGTTTGTATTGTGATTCGTCACAGAATTGTGAATGATTTGTCTGCTGTCTTTCGCAATTTCCAACAACTGTTTTTGCAAGTCTTGATTTTGATGTATAAGTGTCATTATTGCACTAGTTAATTTAACATTACTGGATTTCGCGTCCTCGCACATTTTTTTATGACGCCACAGTGCGGTGCGCTCTTTAAATACTTTTCCACAAAAACAACTATCCGATATTTGTGCGCCACCAATCGCTCTGAGATGCTTCAAACATCGTTCGTGTTTCACGAAATCGTACCTGTTCTTCGTGGAGTACTTGCACGTCACACAAGTGTGCATCGCTTTCATCGTCGCTGTCTCTTTCGCTGTCTCGTCGCTCATAATATGTTGTTATATGTTTATATAGTTATATGTTTATATATTTTACAACTACAACAATAACATGGGTCCGGCAAACTGGAAGTATAGAAGATGGTCTTTTTCCATCTCGCTGTCCTAGAGTTTAATAACTTTTAACAACTTTTTAAGAGAAATCAGTATGCGATTTGCATGTTTTTCGGAAAAACACGAAATAATTTCACTTTTGTGACTGACTTCCCCTTGCGATTTTTTCAAAAAAACATGCAAATTTGTGAGCATAAGTGTCACCTAAAAAATGTCCGCTCACAAATTTTGCAATGCTCGTTGAAAAAGCGCACGATGCATGCTCAGCGCTTGGGTCCCATTTTTCTTTGCGATTTTTTGTTGCAACTTTGTTGCAAATCAAAAAATGTCCAAAAAACGAAAATCCTGTTTTTTCCCTCTTTTTTTCAAAAAAGTGGAAAATTTATGCTCACGAAGTTTTCGGCGACAGAAAAGCTTATGGTCTCCATGGTCTCACTGAGTCATTTTCAGCAACTCTCTGAAAGTTTTTTCATTTTTGGACATTTATAAATGTCCAAAAAGAGAATAATGACCAAGTACTATAAATATCCTAAAAACAGATTTCAAGAATTAAAGAGTCACTTAAAATGCCTTATCATCCACGTACTGGTTAATAAAATATGATCAAAAAAGTTGTGAGCATATTTGTAAATATTTCAAGGCACTTCCAAGGCACTTCCAAGGCACTTCCAACGTACAATCCGGTCTCTCTCCATTTCGCTGTCATGTGCTTCCTTCTCTTCTGTTATTTTTACACCTTTAAACATTTCAAACGCCGATTATCTACCAGACCAATGTTTTATTAATGGTAAATGTTTATATTTATCAATTTCATTAAATTTTATCTCCCAATTACAATAATTATGTATATTACCTAATAATGTTTCGTTCTTTCCTTCTTTTTGTAATAAACAGGCAAATACTCGTTCAAAACTACAACGATTATGTCTATTTAATACATAATCTAATAATTTGCTGATATCGTATTTATTATTAATGTAAGTTAAATAATCGTGCGTAATTATAGTCATGCACCCAAAACAACCTTTCCATAAATCTTTGTTTTCATAAAATTTATTCAATTCTAAATCATTAAAAATATTTATCATTCTTGTTTCATCTTCCATTTGGTCCCAATAATGTTCAAATTCCCATAAAAATTTATATTTTTCTACACTAATATCTATATATTTATTTACAATTACAGAATCATGAATTATTAAAGCAATATCAAATAGTTTATTACGTAAATAGTAATAATAAGGCAATAATTCACCTCTTTTATGATATTCACTATTTATAATGGTAGTTTTATATAAAGTTTCTTCTGTTATATATTCGTAATTACTATTATCATCTATGATAAGAATGGTATTTTCGGGATAATATTTTCTAATAGAATTAACACACGCAATCCAATATTTATTTGTTAATTCATCATTTACATGTCTTAATACAATAAATCCAAATTGCTTACTCATAATTATATATTATGTAATATATAATATTATTATGTATTACAACGCAAATATTTTTCAAACGTTTTTGTTAATTTATAATCGGCGTTTGAAATGTTTAAAGGTGTAAATAAATAAAAGAATAAAAGAATAAAAGAATAAACAAAACAAGGGAAGAAGTCAATAAATAATCTGTTTCAGTCGCATCTGTTCAGTCGCATCTGTTCAGTCGCTTCTGTTCAGTCGCTTCGCTCCGAACGGTGCGGACCCTAAACCACCTTAAACCATGACCCCCACCCTTTACACATCCGGTCTTGTTCCATCTCGCCGTCTCAGGCGCCATTAAAATATTTGGGATAGTTAAAGTATGTTGATATCATATATATACATGACTGCTCTTTCCGATTACAAAAAAGTGTTGATAATTGCGAGAACCAACTTGTACAACACTAATTTGGCTACATTGATGACGTATTACCAAGGATTAATGGACTCTGTAAATCAGAACAAGACGTTTTCAAGGAATTCAAAAAGAATTAAAATCAATGCCATTGTGAGGGCGAAAAACGGTGCTATTTACGCGCTAAGGTTAAAATACAACGCGGACGTAGCAAACATAAATAGGATCAAGGTGGTACCAGCACCACCCGTCGTCATAAGAACTGTGCCCAAGAAAACCGCATTGCTCGTGGGGATAAATTATATAGGGACTCCTAATAGATTGAATGGATGCATCAACGATACGGTAGTGATGTCAAACATGTTAATGAATTCGTACGCCTACAATAGCGCGGACATTACTTTCATGACGGACAACACGTCTATCAAACCTTATGGCGATAATATATTGAACGCATTCACGGATTTGTTGAAAAACGCTATATCGGGCGATAGGTTGTTTTTCTTTTACAGCGGGCATGGTACGCAAAAAGCGGACAACACTAATTTAAACCCGAACGATAAAATAGACGAGTGCATTTATCCACTAGGTGGTAACATCATCACGGACACGAAATTCAAGCAATTGATAGACGGTAACATGAAAACAGGAGTAAGCTTGGTTGCAATATTTGATAGTTGTTTCAGTGGAACGATAATGAATCTTAAATACAATTATTTAAACAGCGACCATAACAACATGCTGTTTGTGGATTCGTATGAATCGGTAGTCGCTGGAAATGTGATTTGCATAAGTGGGTGCAAAGATGAACAAACGAGCGAGGATGCTTACATCAACGGCGATTACAATGGCGCACTAACTTGGGCACTATCAACGAGCATTTCTTCCTCATCGTCCTTATTAAGTTGGACGCAATTGATAGATAATACGCGGATGATTTTACTGGCCAACACTTTCCCACAATTGCCTCAGTTTTCTTCTAGCGACCAAATGGACTTGAGCGAATTTGTATCTTTTTAACAATAATCAATAATCAATAATCAATAATCAATATAAAGACATCTCTATATGGTTTAATATACGACATTCGCAACAATAAATTAAATAGCAAATGAACTACAAACAAACAGCCTCGTTTATAAACCCACATAAAATAGAAGAATTGATTAAGGCCAACTTGCCGTCTTCATCGGTGATACATAGATTCACGGATTTGCACGTTGTTTGCAAATTCACGATAGAGGATTTGTTAAATGCAAACATGTCTAATTGGGAGTTTAACAGACCGCCTGACCATGTGAGGTGCCGAGACATCGCGCACTATTTGTACAACACGAAAAGACTGGTTGATACGATGTTCTACATGTCTTATAATAATTTGACTGGACACTTTGACATACTGGACGGGATACATAGATACACCGCGTTAAAATACTTGCGAGAACAAAACAGACAGCCAACAGACTACATTGATTCGGGATATTTCGGCGCAAATTCGGACGCGACGTGGTTATACGGTCAGCAAATCATCGTGAATGTTAGGTTCAACGCGCTTGAGTCGGACTTGATTGAAACCTTCAAATCGTTGAACAAGAGCAACCCAGTGCCTGACCTTTACATTAGAGACGTCGGTAAAGAAAAACGCGAATTGATTGAGCGGATTGTACTGATGTGGCAAGGAAAATACCCTTCGCATTTCTCGTCTAGCAGTTCGCCCAATAAACCGAATTGCAACCGAGACAATTTTATCGGGTTTTTGGATGACTTGTACGACAAGTTAGGTGACCCGCAAAATGACTTGGACAACTCGTTGAAACAATGCAACGAGTTTGTCAAAACGAACGTTCCAAAAACATCCGCCTCTATTCTTAAAAAATGCGAGGAATCCGGTTGCTTTCTTTTTTTGCACAAATTTGAAAAATTGAGGAAAATCATTGTATAAGCGCGACCGATGAAAGCAACCAACTAAACCAACAAAAATAATATACTATATCATTATATGACTCAATATGACGATATAGTAGTGACACCAGTTTATGGACCTCTTAGCACAAATCAGTATCCTAGCGCGGCTCCTCCTCACAATTTGGGAGTGCTCGTTGGAAGACATCCGAATCCTCCTCAATTTTACCCAGCGGATAATTCTAGCAATTTTGCGAATGCCCGAAGAGAATACGCACGGGTGGCGACAAGGGTCCCTGTTTCCAACACTAAATACATCGCGCCAACCCAATCGTCAATGCATGTATGCGCTAGAAAACGAGAAGCAATTGGCAAAGTTTCTTACAAACAGGGACTGCCATACTCAGCACCACTTTCGTACAAAGGATATAACATCAATGACGCTAAACGGGCATTGCGGGGCGCTAGGTCGCATGGTTGCACCGCGCCTAAAAAAAAGGGGGCAGTTGAGAACACGTATTCGCGCACTAGTGGGTGGGGGTCAATCGTTAGAAACACTTATTAAGAATGGTTTTCAATAACTGTACTTAAGGAAATATATCCTCATTATTGAAATACTTTTTTCGCTTGTTATAATATAAATGCAAAAATATTTAGTGGAATTCGCAGGAACTATGTTTCTCATGTTTATCATTTTGGCGACCGGTAATTGGATAGCTATTGGCGCGGCTTTAGCGATTTGCGCGCTTTTGGGAGGACCTATCTCCGGAGGCGCGTACAATCCCGCAGTGGCGATTGCCTTGATGACCTCCGGTAAGTTGTCTCGCTCCGACGTCATCCCGTACATCATTGCGGAGATTGCCGGCGCGTTGGCTGCCGTCCAATTGGTCAAAATGGTCCTCAAACGTTAAAAACTTGATTAGAAACTTGATTAGAAACTTGATTAGAAACTTGATTATATAAAATATGTTGTATTATATATAATATGTCAGGAGCAGCAGCACCAGCAGCACCAGTAGTAGAACCAGTAGCACCAGTAGAACCAGCGACGAAGGGTAGCTGGTGGCAAACAATTACTCCAAAAAGTGATACAGAAGTTAATCTTGGTCCGGATGGAAAACCTTTACCATCGGGTTGGTTGTCTGGGTTGTCTGGGTGGGTTGGTGGGAAACGCCGTCGTAAAAGCAATGGTAAAAGCAAGTGTAAGGCGATGAAAGGAGGTTCGTTCAGTCCTTACACGGCGCATTCAAGCGCGTCGTCCGCATCTCAGTACGGTGGTCGCAGAACCCGAAGACACAGAACACGAAGGCACAAGGCAAGAAAGGCAAGAAAGTCTAGGAAACACAGACGTTAAGACGTAAAATCATTTTTTGTTATACATCATCTTATAAAGAATGAATATACCGAAGACTCCTAGAGATGCGATGTACGCTTGCGACAACGGGTCTTTTTGAATGTTGGGGCAACGCGCATTTATCAACGAGCTTTGTGCGTTCATTGAGGAAAAGTTTTCCTTACACTTTACCCCAGTGACGGGATTCTTTTTATCGGCGGTGTTTTTAAAATTGCAGGGATTCAACTGCCTGATATCCATTTTGGTGACAAAATGTGTTTCTTCAGAAGAATTGTTGTGAGAGTCTATAGTTTCAAGCGTCACTTGCTGGCATTCAGGGGTCCCTCCGGTGACGAACGCCCCTAACAACCCGAACGGATTGAAGGCGCCTAAATTACCCATTGCTCCTGGGATGAGACCACGAGCGGAACCAAAATTTATGCCAGAGGAACTGGACAGAAATGGTATATTTCCTTGTGGCACGTTATTTATGTAAATGTATCTATCCACTTCTAGGTCGTTACTGGCGTCCATGCATTTACTACCAGTCCTTAAGAAAAACTTGTTGCCTAAAGGTCCGCCAGTCTTGGATGCCTTGCTGTCGCCAACGAGTAATAATTCAACGTAGGAGATCAATCCGTTAATATCCTTTCCCAATGTTTTGATGGTGCCTTTGCCGGACATACCCAATTCGGCTGGGTTTTTTATAAAATCTGTGTAGTTGTACGTCGGTCCTAGTAGTTCTTCTTGAAGAGCTTGTGGATCTTTCGCGGCTCGTTGAAATATGTTATCACCCATTGTATATATCAGTTATAAAATAACTTGTCCATTTATTTGCTCGTCTTATCATATTACTCTTTTTGTACTCTTTTACTTTTGTACTCTTTTACTTTTACTCTTTTACTTTTTACTTTTACTCTTCTTCCTCATCATCAACTACCTCTTCATCAACTACATCTTCCTCTTCATTCACATCTTCTTCTGTTATGACGGGTTCTTCAGTGCCGACTAGTTCGTCTGACTTTTCGGACTGAGCGCTAGCGAAGTCGTTGATTTGTCCAGACATTTTAACCATATTCAGACTCATATCAGTTACTTCTTGTTTAAGTGCTAATATGTCGTCCATTTGATTTTTAAGCGCTGCGATATTTCCGGCATTTTGTTTTCCTAGTATCAACGGATCCTCTCCGCTGTAGTCTTTGTATGCGCTGTCGCCACCGCTTTCAAGTCCTTCTAATATTGGTCCATAAAGGCCATCAAAATAATATATTTTATTAATTATCAAATAACAAATCAGTATAAGGAAGAAACCAGTAAGTATTTTAATGAACATGCTCATGTATAATATATAATAACAGATTTATTTTCTTTTATTATTTATATAATGTCTTCCGCATTTTACCCACTAGGCATGAAATCATATAACAATCACACGCCTCAAGGTGGTTATAAAACATGGAAAGGTGCTGGATTGTATCGCAACCCAGTTGGAATAATGTCTGGCAACCAAAGGCCTCAAACAAACAAGGATTATCGTAACGTTGCTATTTACAAGCAAGGGACACCAAGACCTATGAAGCACTACAGAAAAGGCACCAGTGTGCCATATCCGACAAACGATGGAGTAATCGCCACGTATTATTCAAATACTCAAGTGCAGTCATCTAGGTCAAGTAGCGCAATCGGACAATTGATAGACAGACCCGGAAGCGTTGTCATAAAAGACAATAATAACAACGACAATAATAACGACAATAATAACGACAATAATAACGACAATAATAACGACAATAACAACAACAATAATAACGACAATAACAATTGTGGAACTTGTTTAGGTCAGGCAATCGTATCGGGTTGGTCTCCAATTAGAAATCTAACTGAAAAACCGCAAGTGAATACGATGAATACGACTCTGTGTTGCAACGCACAAAAAAAGGCAAAACGTCGCGTTCTTCCTGCGAGCACTATACTAAAAAAGAATTATTATACTAGGCACAGTGAATATTTGTACAATAGGTGTCAGACATTTGAACAAAAAGCCTTTAATTTTTACAGCGGACCTAATGAATCTCAAGGGAAACCAGGGGGTCCAGAATCCTACGCAAACTCAAACTCGTACGTGGCGAACTGTCCGCCAAAAGCGATGTTTAATGAAATAGAGCCAACCAATGGGACATCGTCTGGATGCAAAGTGGTCATATATAAACCGAACAATTATCAATATGCTCAGCAAGGAGCGGTTTCTAGTAGCGCGCGCATGCTAAGGCTTAACGTGAATACTATTGATAAAAACCTAGCGGATATTAAAAACCCGTTAAATAACATTTTGTACAAAAATAAAACCCCATCTTGCGACCCATCTTTGTACAGAAAATCGGGAGACGCCTATCAATGCGTCAGGTTATAGAAAGAGTTACTTACCTAGCCATCCACGTTTTTGAACAAAGTGGGAGACGGATTACGCGACGGTTTTTGCCATTGCACACTTTTATCTTCCAGTGATTTATTGTTATGGTCTATTGATTTGTGTTTTGATGGGTTGATGATGTGGGACAACCCGTCCATTTGTTTTTGACCGATAATCACGTTTATTTCTTCTATTTTGATTAAAAAGGAGCACGGCAATCCGTGAGACAATAACTTCCCTAAAAATCGTGTGGTCATCTCTTCAACCAACCGCGAAAGTGGAGGAATCAAAGCGGTTGAACGTTTTTTTAAAAAGTATTTACAAACGACATACCTGTCTTCTAATATGACGTTGGACGAGTCAGGTTTTAATATATACACTTTATCAAATACGTGATTCAAAAGGTAGATGAAATCAAGTTCTAGTTGATGAGACATGTCTGACATTTTTATGATAGACGTGCCTCCGTCGGAAAGAGACCGGAGCACGATAAGCAACGCGCTTACCAAATTGTGGAGGTAATTGTGACAAACAGACTGGCAAGACGTGTCAGTGTCAAAAAAGATGATGTTATATTCTTGCGTCTCGTTTATCAATTGATGTACTGCGTTTAACTGATGTACTGCGTTTAACTGATGTACTACGTTTAGCTCCAACGCGTAAGCAATGACGTTGTTTTTAGCCAAGGTTATTTTAAGGTTGCTACTAATGGCGCGATGAATATCTTGAGCGGACAAAGAACTGAAATTTAAAAAATAAGACGGGCGACATAGTTTAACGGATTCCGAAATATTGAAAGAGCCACTTATTTCGGTTAATTCCGCGAACAACAACGATTTTGCTTCGTTCAATTGGGATTCTAAACATCCTTCGGCTATTATCGGGGGCGCTGTCGTTGGAGGCGCTGTCGTTGGGGGAACTGTCGTTGGGGGCGCTTGAGACGATGGTTGGACAATTCGTTTTTTGAACAATGATTTATGTTGTAGTTTAAGCGCGTTGGTCTTTGTCGTGGAAATTTGGTTCAGTAGTATCCCGCGTCTTAGTTTGACGCTGTTGGACACCGCGTGTATTTTCGCGCAGTTGAAACTGTCGTAAAAAATAGGGGTTAGTTGAGGGGTTTCATTGTTCGTTTTTGGTAATATATAATAAGTCATTGTCTTTAATTGTTATATATTGTGTGTTATGTTTAAATGTTTGTAATAATACTTATTTATCTTGTCGGACCATGTTTCTTATGTACATGAGTTCTTTGAAAAGGATGTTGGCTTTTCCTCTGCCCACTATGTGCAACAGAGTCGCCTGTTTGGTCGCTAACAAAAGTCGCGTCAGGTCTTCATTCTGGGTAAATTTCGCGTACTGCGCTCTGAACATTTCTTCGCTCGCACGGGTCTCAAAAAAGTCACTGTCCATCGCAATGTTTTTAGACCGATATTTGTGTTTCATGTCTTTTCCACCCGAACTTTTTGCGAGTACAGGGTCTTTTGAGAGTGGGCTCCCCGAGTCAATTGAGAACTGAAAGTAAAAGTCTGGATTCTGCAGTCTAAATTTGCTGGCTTGATAGTAATGCTCTACAGAGTTCCAACGATGTCCATTCAACACAAACGGTGCCTCCCAAAAGTTGGATAACTTTTTCCTCCACTGAAGGATTTTGTGCAGTTCCTCGTATTCTTTTTTATGCCCCTCTTTCATTTTTTCAGAAGCACCCGACCCTGGGTAGGGGGAGTCGGCGGACTTTGAGTAGAATGCGACCACAATGTCCTTATCGTACATTGAATCAACCACATTTGAGATATTCGCAATTTCTCCTGATGAAATAGGGATTTTATCTTGCAATTCAGAGTGTATATCACCAGTCGCCTCGTCAATATCCACTGTGGAAAACGTTTCCGTCGCTGGCACAAGCGCCAGTTTTTTGCTGAGTTTAGACACCCTTGGTTTTTTAACTGGCGCAGGCCCAAGCGCGGCGGCGGCGGCGGCGGCGGCGGTGGCGACATCAGGCACAGGAACATCAGTGTGCTCTATTTCCTCCCCTTCTTCTAGTTCAAGTTGTCTTGCTCCTCTCGCCAACTTTCTGGATTCCATCGCTTCATTCACCACTTCAGACGCGTCTTTGTGCAAGAACATTTCGGTGATTTTCTCTGCATTTTCGTTGCTGAACTTTTTATAAATAAAGTACCTATTCAAAAAGCTGACGGATTTCTCGTTGGCGCTCATCATCGGCGCGTTTTTGTACTCTTGTTCTTTGGACGGGTCTCGCCTAATTTCGTCCATCATTGAGTTGAACAAATCGTGGAACATCCCAGTCCCGTCGTTGAACCCTAAACTTTTCGCCTCGCTTTTGCCGATTAATCTGAACCCATAATTTTCCATGATCCGCGTGAGGTACGAATAATTCACCAAGTATTCGTGGAACGATTTGTTAATGGATTCCTGAAAGACATTGATTTTATAACCAAGACACGTGTCTTCCGCGTGAAACTCATCGTGGTCATATTCTTTTGTGACTTCCCACATTTTTTTCTCACCAGACGCGTAGATGGAAATGCTTTCCCCTGGAAGGCTCGTCTTCAGCCTTTTGAACAATGACTCGCCATCGTAACTAGTCCCGATGAAATACCCGTTTATTTTGGTGCATTCCGCCACGTTTCTAATGAAGTTGAAGAACGTTTGTTTGTTTTCAAAGAAATAGTGTAGGGCGAACTGGCACGAGGTAATGTTGAACCCATTGGCTCCTCTTGCGTACTGTCTAGCAACACCCTTTCCCAGTTTCTCCACGTTTTTCTCTCCATTCCCGAAAACGGCACGGGCTATTTCCGCCCCCTTTTCGCTGTACATCGCCTCTCCCGACCGGATGTTCAAAGAACTGTTCCCATGAACGAACAGAGCGTGTGGCACTTGTTTGTATTGTTTTTTGTAATTTAAAAACCTCGCGCAAGCTCCGTTCGTCTTGTTCTCCAAGTTTTGTTGAGAGACATCTATTCCAAATATGAAAGACAGATTACGCGCGACCCATTTCGGCAAATCACCCGCTCTTCCACAAGCGAGGTCAATCAACGAGTCACCAGTTTTGCCAACCGAGTGTATCAACATTTTTTTGACAAACAAATTGTGGAAATCTCTTAACCCCTGTGTGGTCGTAACAGCAGTGGTTGAGTTGTAATACACATCATCATCAATGACTTCCTCCGGAATATTTTCTCCGGTTATCAGCATCTGGCGATTAATAGGGTTGTGGATTGACTCCCAGTTTCCGTTGGCGGTTCTGTAAGAATTGCCGTACTCTTTCGCACCGTTTCGGAGTTCGCTTGTTTTGTCGTGTCTCACTCTTAGTGGCGACCATCTCCATATATTTTCTTTTCCTAAAGTGGCGACGTCATAACTGAATTCCACAATCATATTGTCTTCAAATACCTCCTCTTCTTTTGAATACAATTTAAATTCTCCTCTACCATTATTTTCCAAGACAATGTTGCATATACCAGCTTCAGGGTCATAAGGCGTGGTTGGGTAAAATTGTTTCGGCTGATATGTGTTCCTAGGGTCTTCAATATACGCAGGCATCTTGTCGTCAATGATGTCTTGGCACGGATTTAGGTACATGTCATTTTTTTCATCCACCCCGCACCTCAAAATTAGGGTTTTGTACTGAACCGCCTCGCTTCCACCCACGTTTGACCCTCCTTCATATACAGAGGTGATTTTGTCTTGCCCATCAGGCGTTTTCACTGTATTAATCAAGAAATCAATAGTGTTGGACTCTGGTGGTTTCCATTTAAACGCGGCCTCCCACGCAACCCTCCCAATTTTGCCCGCGAACCCTTTTTCATAAGACCCGACACCTAATCCGGTGGGCGTGAATATGAGACCGTCGGTGTTGTACTCAAACATCCCTTCATCTATGCTGGTCAATATATTATTGCACGCATCAAATATGGACATCTCGGAACTTAGCGGAAGAAACTTTTTGCAAATTATGTTGATGGGGGTGACTATTTCGGTTTCCGTGACAGGCACTGGTTTCAAAGACGCAATCACATTGGACAAAATACTGTACCGAGATTTGCTCACGTCTTCTTTGTCAGACGCGATGAAATAGTGGTGTCGGATGTCTTCTTTGCCAATGTAATAAATGTCAAACGCAGCGAACGTGTTGTAAAACGTTTCGTGTTTATTTTGCATGATGATTTCCCCGTCTATTAACGTGTTAAATAACAACTTTTCCTCTGTTTTCGCCCCTGTAAAGATGACCTTCATTGCACCGGTTATCATATACATTTTCCCATTAGAAGAGATGTACAAGAGAGACCTAGAACCGTCCGCTTTTTCAGTGACGACGTATCCAGTGCGTATGTTAATCGCGTTTGAATTTTGGTTAAGAGGCGCGATATTTTTCATTAAAAGGGTTACTAAGGACGGCCCAATGAAATCCCTTGAGTCTATTCGTTTGTCTGCGATTGGTTGTCTCCCAGAGTGTATCAAATCAAAATAACTGCGCAAAACCTCGTTTTGTTCAGAGTATGAAATGGGGTAGGCGGTTTCTTGAAGACCGGACAGAACATGTTTGATAGTTTTCCTCAATTCTGTCTGCAGGAACAGAGGCGTAACTGGCACTGGGAGAGTGAGTTTGGTGTTATCTACTTCAATTTCAATTTCATATGATTCTGGGTTAGTGAAAACCCCAGACTCAATAATGCTCGTCGCCAACTTGTAGTTCCGGTTTTCCCTAGACGACGATTTGACGATGCTCATGTCTATTTTAAATGGGAGCCCTGGTTTCACCATTGTCACGCGATTGATGTACCGGAACATTTTTTTAGAGTTGTCCCATTCAGAAACGATACTTGAACCCATTCCACCGCGTTTATTGACTGCCTGTTCGGTTTTGTAGGCCATCACGAAATTGAAATCGTCGTATTCCACGTTATTTAATCGTTCATTCTTGTAAATCGCATCCATTTTAGTGGTCATGTTCATTTGATACCACACAGATTCTATTGTGCCTGTTTCACAGTACTTGCGTACGTTTTGCATGCCTTCTATTTCTAACCGGACTTTTGACATTTTGAATCGCCCAGTCGCCGAGTCTAGCGTTTGGTTTTCCATCCTGAGGAGATATTCCCCCTCTGGTTTAATTGGTTCAAACCCGAGCGACAACAATTTAGACACCACATTGTCGTAATCGGTCTTGGTAAGTCTTTTGACGCCTCTTGTCCCAAACTTGACCTCCAACTCAGGCGATTGGTGTTCTACGACTACGTGTGGATTTCCGGACAAATATATCGCAATCATCTCATTGAATTTAATTTGCAACTCTTTGTTGGTTAATTTGACGTATGGTTTTCGCTCTGACGGTTCAAACACCTCTTTCCTAGTTATCTGGTGCAATTGTTCGCCCGTGGTAACGTGAGTGCCAGTGATGGTTGAAATGAATTTAGGGTTTTGATCCACCACAATGGGGAACAATATGAATGCGGTTACGTCACTTTCTTGCACTAGTTCAGTGTATTTGTTATCAATTGCTAAATTCATGTTGAGCAATAATTCGTATATTTTTTGTGCTTTCGCATTGTTGATGAGGTACGCATGAGTTCCCCATATAGGCTTGCTGTTGTCTGGATGGAACACATCGCCGGCCACGTTTTCGCCGTAGTTGCTTTGTCCTTGCCCATGCTGTCTTTTCAAATTCCCTAAATACAACATGTCAAAATTGGGATTGACTTTAAGGACGATTTTGAGCGAATCCCTGATTTTCTTTTCCAAGTCGTCTATCAAAATAGTGAAATCGTCCTCAAACACGACGGAATACCCTAGTTTGTTGCCCGATTTTGCGATACTTTTAACGAGCATTAAGTGACTTAGGTAACATCCTACTTCCCCTATGCTTTTATATCTAGACTTGCGCGGGTCGGTCGTGAAATTGTCTTTCAGCTTGACGTCAAAATTGGATAAATTCAAGATATTCACGTTTTTTCCTACAATTGCGTCAAAATTTTGTATTGGATGTCTCAGTTTCTCTTGATTTTCTTTAATGTTGCTCACACGTATATCGTCTTTCGCCATATGGATGACATAGTACGTGATTGGTTGCGCGTTTATCAGACCTTCCTTTAATGTCCCTTCCTTTCCTGTCCCTTCCTTTCCTGTTTTCGTGTTGGTTTTATCGGTTTGCATCGTGTTATTATATATATATACAATAACACTTTGTCTTTAATCCATATTCAATTTTTTCATTTATTGTTTTAACACGACTCTTATTGTGCAAGCAAAATCCCTATTAAAATTAATTAATTTAGTTCGTCAGTTTGTGTTTGAGAGCGTCATACAAATATTGTTTGGGATGCGTTTTTCCTGAAGTCCCATTTGCATGTACGTTTATGTGCATTTTAGCACATATGTCCAAAATTTCTTGCACCTTGTAAGCAGACACGGCCTGTAGTGGTTTATTCATTGAAAACAACTTGAAATATGTTTTTTCAATAGTTCGTGTCGTAGATGGATCCACACGAGTTTTACACTCGTACCTTTGCGAAACGTTGGACCGGCACAACAAACTTATCTCCCCACTTACTCCTCCTTCCTCCCCTTCTTCTTCCTCCACTCCTTCCTCCCCTTTTCCTTCCTCCCCTTCCCCAATCTTTAAAAAAGTACTGTTTATTTTATCAACGTACAGTAGAGTTAAATCACTGGCTACACAAATCGCGAAAAACGTGGGCAACGATATGGTCGCGCTATTAGTCAAATCATTCTCAATGGACGATAGTGTCATTTTATACCGTTTGAGAATCGGTTTTTTACTTCGCACCAATTCTACTAGTTTAAATTTTTCGTCGTGTTCTACCGTAAAATGCCTGTTACCAATGGTTTCGTATGCCGCTGCACCACGCGACAAAATGTAATAACACCAAAAAAGAGAGTCTTTTTGAGGTGGTTTAAAAATGTCCTCTGGTTTCTCATCGTCCTTTGACCCATCGTCCTTCTTCAATCCCAATATATTCCCCACACGATTCGGAGAGCCTACGACACCCACGCCAGTTTGTGGTCCCATATATTTGGTTGCTTCTTCAATGGTTTCTTTAAAAAACATGTGATATTGTAATTCACCTATTAAATTACAACATGATATGATTCCTGTTGGAACGACGACATTGACGGCGGAAGATTTTGACATTGAGTTTGAGTGTTACATATATAGAGAAGATGTCTTTATTATCTTTTTTGAAAATATGTATTCATGAACGTCTCCTTTTGTTGTTCAATTTTGTGCAGTTGTTTTTCTTGCGTATTAACGTAACCGATGTAATGCTTCAAGCAGTTGATTGTTTCCAAGTTGAGTTCAGTCAAATTGACGTGTATCCCGTACCGATTTTCGTTTATGATTATTTTATTGTTCTGCAAAATGCGCAAAATTTCTATCTGATTGAATTTGTTCATCGCCTCAATGATTTCCCTGATTTGATTCAACTCTAGCGCATCAATGATGTTGGTGTCTTCTATTAATTCAGAGTCGGGAATTTGATAACATCCGTCTTGGACAGTAGGTTCTTCTATTATTAGTTCCATGTCGCGAATTTATTTATGTATGTCATTAAAAAAATGTGTTTAAACCCTTTATGAATTGTATTATTAATTTTGTATTTGTCTTTGTTCTCGTTTTGTCTTTGTTCTTGTTTTGTCTTCTTTAACAATCGGTACTTTTGGATGGTCTGGTATTGAATCTTGGCTCCACGTATCTCGCGTCTTTGAGTTCTGCTATGATGGAGATGCGTTTGTCGTTTAGTTCAAACCTTTGGCCAATGACGTTCGCGATGAACTTGTCGCCTTCTTTGATGGAGGAGAATTTGGGGTTATTGAAGTGGTGGTCTCTCGCAACAAACACGACGAATGGGGACGGCGTGTCGGTGGAACTTTCCCCTCTTATTCCGGCTTTCGTGATATTTACGGCGATGCAATAAATGTTCATTCCCTCTACTGGGAAACAAACCTCGCACTCAAACACGACTTCAAATGACGCGTTCATTCCACTAACTAGCCCACAAGAGTACGTTACGATTTTTACTGTCTTGGGTTTAATGAACCCTTCAGGCACACACTTTCCCTCGTAGGTAAAGACGATATATGCCTCTAACACGGATTCAATATTTACCCCTATATCTCTGATAGGTATTGATATGTTTCTTGTTATTAAACATCGGGAATAAATAGATTCCACTAATTTGGTTCGTTTTCCTTTGAATTTTGGTGCTTCCATAGTGCTATATAATTATAATCATATTCTTTTAACTAATAATCGTTTCAATTTTATATTTATCTTGTTTCTCTTGTTTCTCTTGTTTCTCTTGTTTCTCTTGTTTCTCTTGTGCCATATTTTATTTGGAGCATTCAAATTTGGAGTTATTCATTTTGCAGTGTTCAATGTTATAAAGTTCCGTTTGTTCTAGAGTTAAAAACCATAATTTCCCATTTTGGCGTATTGCTGAATGGTGTCGGCATATCATTTCCATCATAATGCACAGTTCTTCTGTTGCACCGGTGGTGTTTTCGCCGGTGAAGTAATCTCGCGCAATCAATTTATTCAAATCAATGATGATGGACGATTTATTAAATTGGTCGCACCTTGCGCCCGCGAGGTTCCTTAAATTATTGATATCCTTAATTTTGAATAATATGTGTTCCCCCAATTTCTCGTACCCAATGAACCCTATTAGCGAATTTATTTTCCCTTTAACGTTGTCATCTTTGAACGCATTCAACACGCCAGCAATGTACTCAATCATTCTTTTTTCATCGGACAAGTCAATCGGGGCGAATCCGACATTGGGTTTCAGCAAGTATATTTTGCGATTCTCGTCTTCCTTTGTTTCATAATTAATTTTAGTTTTTCCACTAAATAAAATAGCATACATTTTTTGTTTATAATTATGCACAAGCGTGCGATCCGTGTAATCTTTCACGTTTTTTTCAAAATCGTCAAGTTCTTCGTATTTTTTCACGTATAAATAATTTAAAAGTAATATTTTTTCAGTGTGCTTGAGCATATCTACTATGTGGTGAATCAAATATCTTTTCATGTCAATGAGCGTCATATTCATCGTTTCGTTGAGTTCATTATGTAAAAATTTGTGCATCATCACCCCGTAATGCCCGTACCAACTGTCCTGCTCAGACGTTTTGACAATGATTTTAGTCATTTTTTTCAACTGTTGCATAGACAGCGCGTCAGAGTCAGCCATCAATTTAGAATACTCCGTCATCGCCTTCACCGCATACTGATGCAACCTCGCCACGTTGCCCATCACTGACGCTTCCGCTATGTACCTACCTCTCCCTAATCCCAACCCTGAGTCTAGGTCCTTACCCAAGTCCAGACCTAAGTCCTCTCCTAAGCTTAAATCCTCTCCTAAGCCTAAGTCCAAGTCCAAGTCCAAGTCTAGGTCTAGGTCTAGGTCTCTTTCGGTGCGAGGCATTAATTCAAGTCGGTCTTGAAGATTAAATTTAATGGTCCGGTGTTTGAAATCCAATGGTGTTATTCTGTCAAACAGAGACAGGTCTTCGCTTTCCCCTCTAGACAATTCAATTGGTTGAAACATGTAATACTCGCCAACATTTGTTAAGTTCCCTGTTCTGCCGTATTTATCGGTTATGTATTCTTGTTTGTTGTTTATGAACGCATTTAACGCCGCGTATATCTGAACAATAGGGAACGATTTTGGGGTACTAATAGTTGATAACAACAATTGTTTTTTATAGAAGAATTTCGTTTTGAACACCTCCTTGATTTTTTGCATGATTTTGCTTATGTTTGACGTGGCGAATTTTGACACGTAGGTCCCATCATTTACGACTGTTTGTTCTCGCGCTAATTCCGTGGAGCCACTGTCCATTTTGTGAAGTTCGTGAAGTTCATCAATTTTTGCTACATTTCTCTCCGGATTTGTCGTGAGGCTCGCGTCATACTCAAACTTACAATTTTCCATGTAGTCGCAAGCGGAAGAGTACGGGGCGTCCCCGACTTGGTAGTCTATTTCACCAAATATTGACAGCTCTTGTTTCACTGGTTCTGAAAAATTGGATTGCGTAAAATTAGTTTGCTCATGATTTACAATACAATCCACCGCGTTTTCTTTGAGCACCCTAGACACTAATCCTATTTGCACCGCCTTTTTTTCGGCGACCCGATACACGTATAAATCAACAGATTCCTTTTCGTTTTCCCGCTGGAACTCGTCCCCCAATTGATCGTCATCCTTGTCCTTCAGTAACGTCGCGTGCAAAAATATCTCCACGTTTCGTTGTTTAAATGGCAGTTTTTTGTGACCAAAATTGCGCACACCCCTTCCTATAATTTGTTCAATCCGGTTCATATTGTACCACGGGTCAATTATATGTATTTGACGTATCGCCTTGAAATCAAGACCTTCAGAACCAGCCTTTGAAATCAACACTATTTTTATATCATAACCCAGCGCGTTAGAATCTTCCGTTATCGCTTTCATCGCCTCGTCATTATTTTTGGACAACCGTTTGTCCCCTGTAATCATCACGTATTTCGCGGGAGACCTTTTCTTGACCTCTCCTCGCGCGCCCAACACATTTATTAACAATGGATCTCTTGGGGGAGTTTTGAAAAGAGTACTGTGAATACCTTGGCCATATCTGGTGAATCCCATTTCTTCTAATGCTAATGCCATTGGGATGAGCCCGCTGTAAATATATTGTGAATAAATGAGGATAATTCCGTTAGACAGCACTTGTGTTGATGGGTCGTATATGCAGTTGCATATTTTAGATATTTTTGAACTATATTTGCCTATTTTGTCTTGGGAGAAGAACCGACCTCTTTTGGAGTTTTTCAGAATAGCCGGTTTGTACTCAAACGTCCCATCGTTGAATGCCTTTTCGGTGTCCTCGTAATTCATCGCATGAGCCAACCCCGTTTTACCAACCAAATTTGCTAAATTAAAGGAAGAAGGAGCCGAAGCCAGGGCTTCTCTTTTCTTTTTTATACTCTTTTCTTTTCCTTTTTCTTTTTCTTTTTCTTTTTCTTTTCCCTTCTCTTCCTCTTTCTTTTTCTCTTCCGTGGTTGGAGCGCCTCCTTTCACCTCTTCAACGACCAAGTCTTCATCCGCGACGTCTTCATCAACAGATGTTTTCTGCAATTCTTCCTCGGTAAATTCTCCTGCGACGGGCGCTGTCGCCGACGCATTATCAACGAACGCGTTCCTTTTCAGTGGTGGCACCATTTTGGCGCGAGCATTCAACCCTTCCACAGGAAACACAATGTTGAGGGCTTCAAGCGGTTTTTGCAAGAGTGTATAACCGAATGATTCCATATTTTCAAATATGAGTTTTGATTTTTCATTGTTAAACAAGGACGAATTTTTGATATTTTGCATGATGCACTTATAAGCCAACATTTGGTAACTTCCTATTTGAGAGAGCGTCAATTTGATGGTATGTTTGACAGTCGGGTCTTTCGGAACAGGCACTCCATTCATTTGATACAACGGGTACGGTATCAGCGGACAATTATCATTGGCGTCGTTGAAGGTGCGAAACTGTCTTTCAAGTGCGACTTCTTTGGAGAGCATGTTTGGGTATATGCGAAATGGAAACGTATAAGGGTTTTCGCCTCTAACGAACGAGATATATCCCATACATTTTCGCACAAATAATTCTTTGCCTATTTCTTTGCCGGACGCATCTGTTTTCCACGTGTTGTTTTTAAAAACGTCTTCAATACGTATTTCGCCTCTGCGGTCATTTGCGTTCATCAAATTAACTAGCCAAATGATTTCCGTGTAATTGTTGTACATTGGTGTTGCCGACAATAAGAGCAAACGGACGTTTTCGGCGGATCTGACAACGGACATCAAGTTGATAGACGCGTCTTTTTTCGGATTATCGTCCGCGATTCTTAAATTATGCACCTCGTCAATGACTATTAGTTTATTGCTAAATTCCCGTTTAATGGCGTTGGACACGTGTTTGTGTTTGGAAATTTCTGACGCGGTTTGCAGTACAAACTTGAGCGACTCTTTGACGATATTATCCACCACATTGGCGAACTGGGTGTATCCCATGAAATCGTAGTGCGCGTTGATTAATTCGCGGACTTGACCATCCACACTGTCTTCGTCCATGTTTTTAATGTACATCACGTTGATTTCTCTAAGCAGTTTGTCGCCAACGCACGCGTCCATGTTCCATCCTCCGTTGGGCAGTCTCTTGAGTTTCCTCTTGTCAAAAAGTTGCAGTCTGAAATTGTCTTGCACATTGGGGGACGCGATGATAATGATTTTCTGTTTAGTCCCTGTTGCCAGTTCGGCGTCTCGGTGTTCTTCGCAAATCCCGATTGCGGAGCACGTTTTACCACTTCCTAATCCGTGATAAAGGAGCAGACTATTGTACGGCGTTTCGGAGGACAAAAAGTTTTTCACGAAAAGTTGGTGAGGTTGTAGTTCAAAGGAGGTGGAATTGTTCAACAAGTTTGAGTACTCTTCCACGTCTTTGATTGGTCCGTCGTATTTGGCGTCATTGAATTCTTTTTTAAGCGCGATTTTGATGTTGAAATCAGGGTCATTCAAGTTGGGGTACAAGTGATTTTTTGAACTAGTTGCTTGACTAGTTGCTTGACTCTTCGCTTGTTCCCACTCTATTTTTTCTTTTTGTAGAGTTATGTTGTTGCATTTTTTATCAAAAATGGTGTGATCATCACATGCGGTAGAAGTCATATCTAATATATTCTAATATATTCTAATATATTCTATACTCGCTTAACATTGCATTAATGTTTTCAATGAGGCGCTTTTTTTCCAGATTGTAAGGCCGAATAAGTTGCAGGCATTGTTCGCACGTCGCCCACCTCATTTGGCTGACCTCCGTTTGTTGGTAACGTTGCAAAGAGGAGGCATTTAAACTGTCTTGATTTTCTGACCCGTTCAACAATTTTGCTAAATAATATTTGTGTTTATACGCTTTGTAATTGGACCCGATAAAGGTTTCTTCAAATGGCTGTAAATTATCTATCAATGCTATTTCGTCGGTAGCGTAACCGGTTTCTTCAGAAAATTCACGGACCGCGCACTCCACGTCTTTTTCTTGGCCGTTTCGGCGACCTTTTGGGAATTCCCACTCCGTTTCCGCCCAAGAAGTGGTGCTTTTTTCTATCAACATTTGAAGAGTGATGAATTCTTCATTGACGTAAATGCCTGATTTGAGCAACTCAAACTTTTTTTGAGAAGAAATGTCTTCGCATTTGTGATACAACAGGTTGCGAGTGCCCCACACCAATTTGCACAACGATTCGTACGACTCTTCTAGGACAAGGAGTTTTTCAGGAAGAGACATTTCGTCAAGGATGTTTTGAATTTGAGCAATATTGCTCAATGAGTATTTCCCCCGTATAAATTCAATAAATCCAAACCCGTCTTTACGACGAATCATCAAAAACAAATGCTCACCTGAAGGGCGCTCACCTGAATGGCGCTCACCCGACGATGACGACGGGTCTTGCGTGAATGCAATCACTCCACAACTAGTGATGGGAAAACAGCACTGGTTGAACAAATGCCCGTTTTTCCCACAGTTGTTGCACACGTTGGAGAACTTGGATAGAGAGGGCGTCTGACAGGAAAACCCCATTTTGTGAGAATAATTAGAGTTGTTGGAGTTATTTTCAAACATTTAAATATATAAAATAATATGTTGGGTTGTATTTATATTTGTTTTGTTAAACATATGCGTTATTAAACTTAGTCTGATTGAAATCCAGTGTCTTCACAAACTTCGTCCGAAGTATCGCATACATAAGTCCCGAAATAACGATTGATGCTGTCTGTCAGTCGCTCGTCTAAATATCCAACAAACTTTTCTTCATTGTCGTATTCTCTTAAAATCTTTATCTGCTGTTGTTTGTTACTGCAATTTTCAATTTTGAATTTAATGTTGTTAAAAAATTCCATAATATAGTCGGGAAAACTCATGGCTTTTTCTTTTTCTTCCTTTTCTTTTTTAAATTTCTGTACGATGTAATCTATTATTTCTAAAGGCCCTGTTATTTCCGGCAAACAATTTTTTCGCCAATATTTATAAAAATTGTATATCTTTTTACTTTCAAATAAATACGTTTTCAGCACAGATTCTTTAATGATACTCCTTATAACCGTTTCATTTCGTTCAAGCAACTCATCCGTTATGTTAATGTAATAAGGTTCTTCTAAATCCGCGGTAAAAACAACACATCTTATTTTTTTCCCATAAAATTTTTTATAGTTGTGGCTGATATCGTCACCATAATTGCGTTGCATGTGTTTAAATAAATACGCGTCAAAAACAGAGTCCAACAATATTTGGTTGTAATTCAATGAATTAAACTGTGGTTTGATATAAGCAATGATGATACAATCGCTGTCATATCCAATCAAATCATATCGGTGATGCAATTTAAAATCGGATGTTTCCCCATTGAAATAAACATGACAATCTAACAGCCAACTAATATTGGGATATGATGCACAAAACTGTAAATAATTACTAGAAACTTTGTTCATTTTTTCAAAATGAACGCAAATATATGATTCTAGACTGTTGTTAATTTTGCATGTACTCGGTGTGGTATCTTCACTGTCGGTAAAACATTTGTTACAAATGCAATGACAGTGTTCATTTCGGGACGAATTCTGAATAAACGATTTGCTGTAAATATCAACTATATTGTAAAGGTCGCTGATATTGCACCCAGTATATTTTCCTCGGACGACCGCTTCTAGCATATAATGCAATATAATGCATTCAAGAGGGCAAAAATTATGAACATTGTTACCATCAACAACTGATTGTAATTTAACCAATATGTCGTTCGCGAAATCAACGATAATATTGTAATACTTAACGTAATCGCGCCCATGGTTAATCATTTTTAATATTGGAATGAAATGCGTTTTTGGTTCGCCTGTATTTTTACTTAATAACACATTAAAATATCGCCAATTTGACACCTCAGTAATTTTAGTTTCAATGATGCAATGAAATGTCGCTTTTATTTGTTTTTTGATTGTTGGGTCGGAATTACCATCAAACTCCTTTTTCTTTTCTTCCTCTTTCTTAATAATTTGTAAAAGTAAGTTACATCGCATTGATGCGAACCGTACATCGTGGTGACTAGTGTCTATTAGTTTTTTGTCGTCCGTGTCATCTCCACTGCATAAAATTTGCAAATCCATTAAATCAAATAGAGAAACTTTGAATAACCTCAAATTGTCTGTGGTTTTGCAATTGTCTTTAACGGTTTTCAGTTTAATATCATTATAAATACTTATATTGGGTTTTATGTTGGTGTGTTCTCCCAAATCAGTTTCTTGCAAATATTTTTGCATTTTTACAGAAATGTCGTCATCACCTTCGCAACGAATATACAATTTTTCTTTCATCCTTGTCACTGCAACATGAAACAATGAATCGTAAATTAAACTATCCGATTTGCCACCGAACTTACATAATCCACTCTCATTTAATCCAATCACAAACACAACTTTCCTACCATCTCCTTTTGAAGAATGGATGCTAACCATGCGGGTAGCCTTTTCAGATTCATTTAAATTGATTGAACTTCCATCTTCCGATTTATGAAATACAGCGTATCGTTTGAATTCATCCCCACAATTACCACGTGTTTTCCAATATATATCTATGGCTAATTGCAATGCATCAACTAGTGGATTTGACCTAGTAAAAGGAGTTACTATTAAAAAATCTTCAGGTAACCTGCCTAATTCAAATACCTCTCTTTCATAATGTTTCATGATTGCGTCGACTTCCACGTTAATCACATCTCCGGAAGTCATTGTGTAAATTGCTTTTCCGGCAAAGATGGTCAATGGGTTTTTTAAACAGGCTTCTGTAGTTTGCGACACTAACTCAATTTCAGGGAGACCATATTTTTCAAATGGAATCATTTTATTGACGAAATGGATTAATTTTGGGTGATTAAATCTGCGACACACGTTAGTGAATTCGTATGTTATTTTATCAACATAAGGAAACTCATTTTCCAACAAATACGTGAATGCATTTACTTCGTAACTGATGCTTTGCAATTTATCCCCGACAATGTAAACATCAATATATCTATTTCGCATTATTTGAATGATGGCCTTTGCGTAACTTATTTTTAAATCTTGTTCTTCGTCACCAATTAAAATGGTTTCTTTGAATAATTTAGGCTTAATCCCACCATAATTTATTCTCCCACATTGAGTTGTCGTTTCAATGTGATCGTCAATTATAGAATTTACAAGACCTTCAAATTTGTCTATTTCTGTGTGATTTTTATTGCCAATTGAATACATTAATGAATCCACCGTACCAATTATCATTTGACAAATTTTGTTAGTTTTTAAATTGTAAAATTGGATTATGTGTTTTTTATTGACAAATTTAGATTCCCCGTCCAATTTGATGTGAGACAAATTCCCATTTTCAATTTGCTGTTGAAACTCTTTGTAAATCACATGCACCGCCGAATGTTGTTTAGACACGTAAATAAAATATTTGTAGTGCGCAAACTCATCTGATTCTAGCATTTTAATGATGCCATATGTTTTGCCATTACCAGCCCCTTGTTGTTTAATAAATAATTTGCATTGCATAGGACATGTGTCTGTAAATAATTCGGTGTTATTTAACAAACAATCTATAAAGTAGTGTTTTCCCACAGGACTATGCACATCAATCATGTTGCTTTTGATTAATTTAGGGTATATTTTATAAATTTCGCAACCTATGTCAATGTAAATAAAATCGTAATCCATGAAACTTTCAAATTTCCACAAGTTGGTCGTGAATTCCAAATATACCCGACCACTTTTCGGTAGTTCATTTACCAAAATGTCTCCATTACCATCAATGACCCATATAATCGTTTTATTATGCAAGTTATAGTCATTTGTTCGGTTGTTGACTTCTTCCTTCGTTATCTTGCTATGCTGAATTTCAATTACATGTGTGTCGTTCAATAAAATGTCTGTTCTACGATTTTTAATTTGTCGGCTACACTTTTTGGTAAAATCAACCTCCGTTACAGGAAAATTACTTTGCCATTCAATATGCCATTCCGTCATTGGATTAGTGTCCATGTCGCCTGCATGTTTGTGCCTAAAATGAGGTTTATTTTTTTTACCATTTGCACATACTAATTCGTGACCCTTTAAGCAAAATATGTTTTGACACGTTAAATTGTGTTTTTGTTCTATGTATTCATCTATGCGCATACATTTTGGTTGATCATTACCTTCATGCAAGTAAGCGTATTGAGATAAAGTATGCATACCACATTTATTGAAAGACATTACGTCTTGGTGTGTCGTCATTGTCGTCATTGTTTCTGTTGCTGTTGCTGTTACGGTTACTATGATTATCACGATATGTGTTTAATATGTTATATTTTAATATAATAAAAGATATTAAAAGATAATGAGTTTGAACCCTGAAGTATGGGGACCGCATTACTGGTTTGTGTTGCACACGATTTCGCTAAACTACCCACACCATCCTAACGCAACGACTAAAAAAGCGTACTACGAATTGATGCAAAACATGAAGTTGTTTATACCAGTTGAAAAGATATCAAAGGATTTTGACTTGTTGATGGGGTTGTATCCTGTGAGCCCATATCTAGACTCGCGCGAGTCGTTCGTGCGTTGGATGCACTTTATCCACAACAAGGTCAATGAAAAGTTGGAGAAACCCAAAATAAGCATGCACGATTTTTACGCGAATTATTACGCAATGTACAAACCAACCGACGTTACATATGCAGAGTATTATAGACTTAAAGAGAAAATCATATATTTAACTGTGGTCGCCTCTTTGGCCGGAGGCATTTATCACTTGTACGACAAATGACGAGCACCACTCCCCCCTATTTACCGAGTGCTCGCGCGAGTCCCCACGCGCCGTCTGTAGCACTTACGGTCCGCGCACTGTCTCTCGCCTTTAGAACACCTCTTTGTTCGTTTAGACATGTTTCTTGACAGGCATTTTCTGCTAAAGAAGCACCGTCTGGTTCCTTTGGAGCACCGTTTTTGTTTTCTTGATGGCATTATATATAAACGCAGTATAAAAATAAAATAATAAGTTTAAAGATAATTTTATTATTCAAAGGAAGAAATGAACGAATCACTGGATGTGGAGTCGCTGGATGTGGAATCGTTGTTGAAACTAATGGATGACGAAAAGTCCGAGTACTTGATGGGACTCACGACAAAAAAATTAAAGGCGTTTAACAAAGACGTGTTAAAGAGGTTGAAGATAGGAAAACCGGTTATAAAAGATTTCATGCAAAAGTTGGAAGGCTACAAGTGCGTGGATGAGTTGGCCGAAATTAAGTACGGGAAATACGTCAGGTGGATTTCTTTAAAAGATGAGCCAGAAAACATGAAACTAGTGAAAGGTGGCATTGTTTGTGAGCTCAACATAGGCGACACTGGCACAATCGTCACTTGCAAGAATTTCTTGAATAAGTATTTCAAGTTTATACTGGATGAGTGTGTGGTTTTTCAAAAATTGACAGCGCAAGAAGTGGTGCTTATGACTGTGTTAGACCAGTTATAATGATAGCGTGACAGCGTAATAGAACTACATATTTTGCATATTATATAATATTTGTTTATATAATATTAACGTGTCGCGAATGAGCGCGCCTAAAATAATCGCGCCTAAAATAATTGTCTTTGATTTAGATGAGACGTTAGGGTTTTTCACTCAAGTAAATATATTGTGGGAAACCATTGACAAGACTGAGGTGACTTGCTTGCAACAGTTGTTCAATGACGCGCTGGATTTATACCCAGAAGTTTTACGACCAGACATACAAACCGCGCTAAAATATGTTTATGATAAAAAATGCAAAGGGAAATGCGATAAAATAATGATATACACAAACAACAAAAGGGAAAAAGAATGGACTTCTTCTGTCGCCCATTATTTCAAATACTTATTGAATATTCAAGAACCTGACGCGTTATTTGACCAAATCATCCACGCGTTTAAAATAAACGGTGAAATCGTAGAACCTCATAGAACAACACACAAGAAAACACATTGCGACCTGATTTCTTGCACCAAAATGCCAGATGAAACGCAAATATGTTTTCTAGACGATTCATTGTATGAAAAGATGAACAACATTAACGTATATTATATCAACTTTGAACCTTACATTCATCACCTACCATTCACCGAAATGGTGAGGCGATTCGCAGACAACATGAACAACTCATCGCCTATAAAACGAGTGCTAAATGCGTACGGTGGCAAAACTAATTTCGTGAAAACAGTGTCGGAAATCGTTCATTCTTACAACTTTCCTTATATAAAAAAGCGGTTCGGTGAATACGAAATGGAATACGTCATCTCTAGACGCATCATAGAAAAGATAAAACTGTTTTTCAAGATAAGCGACGATGGTCCTAGCGGGAGATTTGTAAGGGTGAATAAAAAAGCACAGTATTCTAGACGTCGTTCATCTTCTTCTCATTCTTCTCCTCATTCTCTTCTTCCTTACTCTTCAAAATTTTTAAATAAACCAAACAAAATAAATAAAACAAGGAAGAAAAGGAAAATATGGTAATCATTGCATTGTGGTAATCCTGTTATGACTTATGACAATCATGCCTTGGCAAAATAGGTTTTCCTAAAAGCGTGAAACGTGTCCCCTACAAGTTTGCTTTTCAAACTCAAGAAGGTCGTCAATGTTTGCACGATGACCGCGCTTAGCAACAATTGAATCCCTGCATAGTAAGCAATAGTTCTGTCAAAATCCGTATATTTTGTTGTCCTCCACGGGTTGAATCTTAATATTAAAAATAGAGAGAAATATAGTGTAAAGCCGTTATTGATCCACAATATATATGTGGATGCGTTGTCGTTTAGACTGAACGCAATTAAGAAATACAACAAGTAAAATATATAGAATGTGTAGTTTAGCGCAATGCGTTGAAAATTGTCAGAGATTATTAGAGACATGTACTTATAACAATATTATATTATATTATATTATATGACTCATAATTTGTTTGATGATATTAAGTACTTTGAATTAAAAATACAACCAACAAATGAATTTGAGTATTATTTAAGTAATACTGCAAAGAATGAAAAAAGTTATGACGCCGCAAGTATGAACAAATATGCAGATGTTGGAATTTATTTAGGAATTATGATTTACAAAGGTAATGAGAACGCAAGTTACGCGAATAATTGGCATTCACCAAAGGCACCTGTAATATTTGGAACGACCCCAAAAACTGGTGACGAATGTCATGTGTTCATTAATGCACAAACTCGTATCGTAACATATATAATGGTAAAAAATAATAATGTGAAATTCACCGATGCTACGTTTGACTTCCTCGATTATACGTTTAGTGGTGGGAAAAAGAAAAAGAGAAGAAAAAGTGAAAAACGACGAAGAACGTACCGCCGACGAAGAACATACCGCCGTTAAACAACCGTATTTAACTTACCATAAACGGCGAGCGTCCTCGCGCTGGGGTCGGATGAAGCGACAAAATTGGGCATCCAAAAGTCCGGCACGACTCGTCCGCAATTGGGAAAATGTTTTTCAAACAATGTTCTGTAATAATATTGTTCGTCTGTATTTGGGCTAAGATGGTCGTACTGCGCTCTTGGCGCCTTCAATTCCCCTTCCTCCTTGTTCAAATGCTCTGTTATTTGGGATTGCAGTATTTGAAACAGTGGTTTTCCATTTGACGCACCAACACCGTCGCTGAACGCCTCCTTGGTCCTCCACAAAATGCAGTCAGGCAACAGTTGTTGCCCGTTAGAATTCAGCACATACTTCCTGCTAAAGGCTTCCCTAAAAAGATATTTCCCGCATTTCCGGTTCTTCACGTGGAACCGTATGTTTGGACTGATAGAAAGAACGAATTGCACGAGCGACTTGTCTAAAAACGGCGTCCTCGCCTCAAGACCGTGGGAGGAAATGCTCCCATCAGACCTTCGCACGTCGTGCTTCCAAATATTGGCGAGCAATCGCCTTACATCCGCGTCAAAACTAGCGGCATTTGGCGCCTCATATTCGTAGAGATATCCACCGAACAGTTCGTCTGCCCCGTCCCCATTGAATATGACTTTTGCATTGGACATGTTAGAAATGTTGTCGCATAGTATGCTGTTGGGGATAGAAGCTCTTACAGTGGTGGTGTCGTACGATTCTATTTTAAAGATGGTGTGCTCTATCGCGTTGAAAAAGTCTTCTTCCTTTAGAATAATTTCTGTGTGATTAGTTCCCAAGTAGTCAGCGACGATTCTAGCGTTCCTTAAATCCTCTGAACCTATCAGTCCGATGCTGTACGTTTTAAGAGGCACATCGCTACACTTTTTGTGCAATTCATTGACGGAGGCGACGACAGAACTGCTGTCTAGTCCGCCTGACAAAAGACACGCGATGGATCTTTCCGTGTTTAAATACCGTTTTTTGATAGCCGCGTTAAAATGGTAGATGATTCCTTTGAATATGTTTTCCATCCCATAGTCCTCGTGGATGGAAGAAAAAGGGAGACTAAAGTATGTATTAGACCACTCATTGGGTTCCCACTCTTTGGGTTCCCACTCGTCGTTATAACTGCAATATTTGTATTCTTTAAATGTTCCAGGGATAAATGGCGCAATGTAAAAAGGGTCGGGTGAAACTGGTTCGCCTGTTTCTACTGTCAATGTGGTGACTAGTTTATTGTACGGATTCTTATAGACGCCCTTCAAAAACCCCGTGAGCATTTTCATTTCCGACGCAAATCCGATTAGTTGGTCTTTATTGCGACACTTGTTCGCTGACAAGACGTACAGTGGTCTCACACCAAATGGGTCTCTGGCGATAAATATTTTGTAGTCGTTGGTGTTGGTTCCTGACAAATCTATTAAGACGAATGCGAAAACCCCGTCAATCATTTGCAACAACTGTTTCATGCCAAACATTTTGTAAAGATGGATAATCACTTCACAGTCGGAACCGGTCTCAGGAGTCACACCGATGTCTCGGAACAATTCTTTGTGATTGTATATTTCGCCATTGCATATTAACCAGACCCGACCAATGTGGATGGGTTGGTTGGACGCGTCATTTAGACCGTTGATTGCTAGACGATGAAACCCCAGTATGATTTTTGGGTCAATGTTGCACGTGGATGAATGCTCTGGACCTCTGTTTCTTCCTTTGTTAAAATTATCTTGGATATAATCGTTTGGAAAAGTGGAATGATTGTTCAGCAACGCAAATATTCCACACATTGCAATTAACACAACAAATAGTCTTTAGATGTAAATAAATAGAATAGAATAAGATAGAAGAATAGGATAGAAGAATAGGATAGAAGAATAGGATAGAAGAATAGAGTATAATAGAATAAAATAATATATCATTTTATAACAACATGCAATCAAATATGAATATGAATATGAATATGCAACCAAACAATGCATTTACGGACACGTGTGCATCGCAACGCGCCAACACTATGAACGAGAGAGCGTACAGCAGATTAATCCCGTCTCAGCCACTACAGCCATATTTGAGTGTTGCCCCTGTCCAAACGAAATACACGATTCTCCCAGTAGTCAATCACAGAACTCCTGCAAATGTGCGCGTCACACAGCAACCGGTGTATAATATATGTGGCACGTTTAATCCGGGCACTAGCGCACCGTGGTCGGGATTCGCGTCCGAAATAAACACGGAATCTTCCTTAAGGAATCAGATATACGCTATTCAAAAATGCAGTCAGGCTGTTTATGTCCCCAAAAGTACGAGCGAGTTGTACAATGTTCAGTTCAGTGTGAATAACACTCAAACAAAACAACCTTTCCCCAACCTTTTCGCAAACTATGTAGCGCCAAATGATTCCGCAAAACAAATGTCCAAAGGTTCTAGTTTATTCAATAATTCCACTAGAACAATGATACAGGAAGAAAATGGTTGCCAATAAAAAAATTCTCTCATGGGAGGATTTGAACCTCCGACCTTTCGGTTAACAGCCGAACGCTCTAACCAACTGAGCTACACGAGAACACAATGATACACCTGTTTTAATGTGCATATAAAGAGTTATTTAAACATAATCGCACACAACCGCAGTCCAACAACCAGTAGCATCTATTAGTACTTTGAAAGGTTTCCCACAGCCGTATATCAACCCATTTTTAGCGAGCCTGTCGCATTCCACTTTGCTGGAGTGTGGCGGGATTTGTTTATCGGTTGATTTGAATGTCCCGTGTCTGAATATAGCGCAGTTGAGTTGTTCTATGGATACAAAAGAATTGCAGTGAGGACATGTCACGACGGATTCTTGTGTTGTCATTACGATGATATAATGTTGCGATAAAATTATATTATCCTTATATTGTATTGTACTGCAACGATGTCACAAAAAACACAAACATCACAAAAAACACAAACATCACAAAAAACACAAATATCACAAGATAAACTAGATATATTAAACGACGTTATTGAAGAACATTTTCCTGAAGATAATTTCACTGTAGTTGAAGGATTTTACAATGTTTTTGGTGACGAAATAGATAATGAAAAGGGAGATGAGGAAGATGGAGGAGAGGATGAGGATATAGTGGAATACGTTTCGTATGAAATAACAGACGAGGAGGATCAAAAATGTGCAGAATTTGATGTATATGATAACTATATTTACGTTTCGCACATTGATAAATGTTTGTCTGGCTCTGGTTCGTTTCTTTTAGAAAACATTGAGCAAATCGCTGGTCTTTTGGCTATAAGTAAAATTAAATTAATAGACATGTCTATACTGGTATTGAAACACTGCAACAACATTGAGATCCCAATGAGGTCGTTGTTTATTTTGTCAATGGGTGAAACATGGTACAATAAATTGGGGTACCACGTTAAAAGTGGGGAACCACACTCTCAGTCAGAAATAGATGCGCATAATGCGAGACTGATACACATGAACATGATGGAATTTATTGAATTGTGCTCACGTTCAACGAGCCATAAAGAAGATTATGCCGTGAAAATTCTGCGCAAAATTGAACGCGTTGTACCAGAGTTAAATACCAACATTCTCGTTCGTGAGTACTTCACAATTGTGAAGGGAATGCTAAAAAACGAAGACACCAATTGCGACTTGGTGAAAGCATTCGCAAAGTTATTGAATTTTATTTCAAAATCAATGATACTTGAATTTGGCGCCACTCCTGGAACCACACAAATTCAACTAGAGAAAAACATGGGGTCTGATACCGTAAGAGTTGGTAGAAAGTCTTCTTCTAGTAGAAAGTCTTCCAGTAAAAAGTCTTCTAGTAGAAAGTCTTCCAGTAAAAAGTCTTCCAGTAAAAAGTCTTCTTCTAGTAAAAGGTCTTCTTCCAGTAAAAGGTCTTCTTCTAGTAAAAAGTCTTACTCTAGTAAAAAGTCTTCATCCGGTAAAAATAAGGTTTAATTATTTGTATTATAATGTTTAATACAATTAACGATGTCTTCAGGAATAGTGGATCAAATAACGCTAGAATGTTTAATGAACAAGGAACTTTACTATAAACTGGTGACAAACAAAAAAAACGCGCAAGACAAAATAACGGATACCAAGTTGTACCGTAAGCGTATTATAGCATTGACGAAAGAACTCCTCATGAACGTACCGCAAACTGATTTAATGCAAGACGTGGAGTACGCTTTCAATAATTACGTGAAAACTTGTTTGAGGCATTTCAAAATAACAGACGATATACATTCTGGTGCCGGTGCGAGTGCCGGCGCGAGTGCCTTGGAGACACCCTCCTGTAAAGTGGATGAAAGCGAGTGCGATTTGCTCCACTTTGGAGGTCGCCTAGCGACCGGTAAAGTGGAAGAAGTGGAAGAAGTGGAAGAAAGCGAGTGCGATTTGCTCCACTTTGGAGGTCGCCTAGCGACCGGTAAAGTGGAAGATTTGCTCCACTTTGGAGGTGGGTGCTCGGAGGCACCCACCGGTAAAGTGGATGGTAAAGTGGATGATAAAGTAGAATTTAAAACAATACTATTTCCGAGTGGCACGCTGGACGGGTTCTTGAATTACAAAGGTTGTCTTACTGAAGGCTGACGCACAATACTCTAAACCATTTATGGTATCGTTTGCTTACCGTTTTAGGTATCGTGATAATTAGCTCCACCACAAAATAAAATATCTCCTAATAGTATGCACAATAAGAAAACCAATAAAAAAAGGAAAACGCGTAGAAAAGAGTCGCGCATGAAAAAGAAAACTCAAAGGAAAGAAGAGTCGCGTGCAAAAAAGAAGACAACTGCGGTTTTCGTAAAGCGCGACAATTCTGGAAGACAACGATGCAGTCCGTATCCGAAAGGAAATAATTTCAGTTGTTTTTCTAATGAGGATTTGAATAAATTGAGAGACAATTGGAATATTGCGAACAAGTCTTCTGCGATTGTTGAAACCGACCCTAAACAAATCTGGTTATCTTTGAAAACCAAAATGGCGAGCGTATGTAATAAAGAATCTTGTTGGACAAAGCAAGAATTTATGGCAGGAAAAGAGGGCACTACTATGTTGCGCGAGTCATTCGCACCGGAATCGCCTGAAGACTGGGAACGAAATCCGAATGAGTGGTTGTCAAGCGTGGATATAATAAACGTGATGAAACAGTACGAAAAGGCGTTCAAGTGCTTTGAATTTTTGGGACCATCCCCGATAGATTTCAACTCAAAAGAATCTGACGGGGATTGTGTGTGGGAAGAGTTGTGTAAGTTTAGTTTAGAAGAACAGTTAAGAAAAGGGAAAACCAAAATTGGAATTATATTTAATTTAGATGACCACGATGAACCAGGGTCGCACTGGGTCAGTTTATTTATTGACATCAAAAAGTCGCAAATAGTGTTTTTTGACAGTGCGGGTGAAAAAATACCAGCCAAAATCAAGAATTTTTCTGACAAGGTCGTTGAGCAAGGTAAAAAACTGGCGAGGCCAATTAAATTCGCGTTTGACCAAAATCATCCAGTAGAGCACCAGTACGGCAACACGGAGTGCGGTGTGTATTCAATATATTTCATAGTTCATATGTTGAAAGACAGAACGAACGCACACTATTTAAAGACGCACATCTTGCCAGACAAATTCATGGAAAACTTTCGTCACATTTATTTTAATCAAAAATTATAGGGACGAAAGTATTTGAATAATAAGTTGAATAAGTATTTGAATAATAAGTTGAATAAAATGAATGAATTTAATAAATTGAATATAAAAATAAAACAACCGTATTATTTATTGACAATATGTACTCATCAATAAATAACGTTGAATCCACGAATAAACCGAACGGCCAAACATTTTTGTCCGCATCCAACGCCCAAATGATATGGGATTTGCTACAAGAAACAGATATATATAACAATATAAATCATCAAGATAAAATAGAAATAAAAGGGCAATTCACCAAAAACATGCGAACGTTTAACGACAAACACGTTGCCTCGTCAATTGGTCTCATGGAACGCAATAAATTATTCATCGGCTTCTTGATGAACGAATATAAAAAACCTCCCTCTACGAAAATGACGAGTTCATTCCCAACGAACAAAGACGTCCAAGAAGAAAGAAGACAACTATTTGAAAAAGATTTGCAACAAAAAAGAGCGGAATTTGAAAATATGATAACCTTGTCCAAACCAGAGACACCCGTGTTTTCAGACAAGATGGACGAACCTATTAGCAGAATGGACGAACTAATCTCTCAAACAATTGCGTCCCGCGAACTGGAAATAAACAAGATACATAATGAGATGTCTTCTAGACCACAAGAACCTGTGTGGCTACAAGAAACGTCCATTAAATCGGAAAAGACTTTTAAACAAATAAAAATAAAAATAGATGCAGAAAGAGGAAAGGACGAAAAAGGAAAGGACGAAAACGAAGTAATTGACTTGGCTCCAGAACCGCGGAATAGAGTGCATTTTCTGGAGCCAATGGAAGACACCCCCAATACCAATACTTTTGAAAAGCCTATAGAAAAGTCCCTAGAAAATCCCCTCTCAAAGTTCAAAAAAATGCCGGCCAACACAAACGCAGACGCGATTGTCCAATTGTCTTTGAAAATGGATGAACTAAACGGAAAACTTGATTACCTGATAACTAAACTGGATGGCATTAATTACGGACTGGTTCCAAGTGACCCGTCCCGTCGCCGTGGTCTATCCAGTACCCGTGAAGTTTAAGTTCAATGCTCAAATCCGGATTATCGGACTCCATCGTTTGTTTGTATTTCATAAAACTGTCGTAATCGTAAATCAGGTTTGAGCCTAATTTGCTAATGTATTTTTTATCTCCTATTGTGACAGTGTTGCTTTTCCACGTGATTTGACGTTTTGTCTGAGTCTGCCTTTCATGCACCACGTCGCCCGTCGCATCGTCGTCTATGTTTGGGTGATACGTTATTTCATCGGAACTCGGTTTATCGTAAATTAGGCACCTGATGCCGTTGGCTGAATTGCTTTTTGAAAAAGTGGCGCAGTCAATGGAGGTTGATTTGACGCTTAATAGCAACTGGTCATTCACCCTCTTTTTAATAGTACTAATTTCGTGCAACGTTTGTTCCGTCGTGAAAAGCACCTTTTTGTCTAGCAAACTCACGTCGTCGTGCTTTAAGGAAGCAGTCGCATTTTCTTGCTGTTTTTGTGATAAAACCATTAGATATAAAAACACCTCTACCGTTCTCAATTCTTCTGGCAATCCTTGATGACTACATATTCTTCTCGCTCTTCCTATCACTTGTTCTGACCTCACCGGATTCCAGTACGGTTCCATTATATGCACGAACCTCGTGTTTCTTAAATTGATTCCCTCCGAACCAGATGCAGTGATCATAAACACTTTGATTATTTCTCCAACGTTATTGTTGTGATTCTTTTTCCTAAGTTTTTTGGCTATTTCTGCGGGAATGTCTTTCCAGTCGCCGTTGTAAATAGCGCGAACAATGTCCTTTTCTTTTTTGTCCTCTGTACCAGTGTATAGCGCGTAATGAGGTCTCGCCCATTCCTCGTCAGTCATGTCTGTGTCCCAAGAAAGTCCCTGCCTTTTAATTTTAAATCGGGAAAATCCGTGTGCCTCTAGTGCCAATGCGAATATACCGATTCCTTCAAGAGTCCTGAACTGACTATAAACCAAATGCAGTCCGATGTTTAACGGGTCCATTATTTTGTCAATCATCACCGCGAATTTTGGACTGCAAATTGGGAGATTTTCCTCGCTCAAATAGATGTGCTTGTTTTGGTCAAGTTCGCGTAAAAGTTCGCGAACTTCCGCTTCATAAGAGGCGTTCGCAATTTGATTTACTGCTGTTTCTGCATCCACTTCTTCACCCATATCATCCCTCATCATTTCGCGAGCGTTTATCTGAGCCTCTATTTCAGCAACCTGTAGAGGATTACCCGTTATCGCCTCGTAATCTTCTTCTTCCCCTTCTTCTCCCTTGACCCCTTCTTCTCCTTCTTCCACGTCACTTCCTGCACCACCGTCCATTAATCTATTATCGCTTTCATTATCGCTTTCATTATCGCTTTCATTATC